GTGTAAGACACTTCCAAATTACCCGCTGTTTTTTATGAGCCATCAAGATTTGCTGGACCAGGCTGAGAGCATAGACGCTTGGAAAGATATGAAATGATCTATAGCCACTGGTCAGAGATACCAGAAAATGCGTGGACTAGCCTCTTCTTCCGACCCCTCGAAATTGCTTGCCGAGGAGACGGGTCAATCAGAATCGATGCCCATGCCCTTTCTTGCCTCGATAATTTGCGGTCCCTTCTTGGCCGTCCTATCCATCTATCTTCCGCATACCGTAGCCCTTACAGAAACGCCGCCTGTGGTGGAGCCCCCAAAAGTTCGCACCTAAATGGGAACGCTTTTGATGTGCAGCTACGCGGACACGACAAAGAAGAGATACGCAAGGTCGCTGATCGAGTTGGGTTCAAAGGCATGGGCCTTAGATATAATAGCTTCATTCACCTAGATACATCACGTAAAAGGACTTGGTAATGTTAGACGTTTTAATGAGCGTAATGTCGGGTGGTATAACTGGCATCCTTGGTTCGGTTATCGGTAAAGTTTTCGGTTTTGTAGATGGCTATCTGGAAGAAAAGAAGAAAGACAAAGAGCATATTAGGGTGATCGAAATGACTCGCCTTCAGTCTGAGCTTCGATCTGGTGAGCTAGAAAACGAACGTGCAATCGTTGAAGAGGAACAGGCGGGTAGGGCAAAGGTCGCGGCCTACGGACTGTTCCAGGATGTGGAAGTTCCTTACCCTTGGGTGGCAGCTATACTAAGATTGATCAGGCCAATACTTACCGTACTTCTCGTAATTATCGTGTGGTACATATTCTCGACCACAGAAGATTTAGGCCAACAAGAAACGATCATCCAGTCTGTTATCTATATGGCATCGACAGCCGTTCTATTCTGGTTTGGTGATCGGGCGATGAGACCTAAGAAATGAGGAAGTGATGCAAGTAGTTTAGGTAAGTTGGTCGTCTTAAAGATTTTGTTTTTAACTGAAGTGGCCTTAACTTGGTGGTTTATTGATCGCCGCAAAACGAATAAATAGTTATGCATCAGGACAAGGAAACCCATTTTTCATATCTGATCTGACGGCGTAGTCTCTGGCGTTTCCGTGTGTAACTGTTTCTATCCACAAATTAACCGTGTGTCCCTGTTTCCCCCAATACTTTTGGATATCGTCAGCGGTTTTTTGCGCCATTTTTTTTGTAATGTGTTTGGTCCCTTGTTTTTTCTTTTCTTCAACCATTATGATTTACCCAACAATTTTTAAGCTTTGCAAAGGCCGCAGTTAGCCAAGTATAATTAAGATTAACAACAGACACAGTATCTGACATTTCTACTGTGCCATCAGAAAATCGGTATATAACTTTTGTGATGTGTCGTTTTTTCATATGACTAAAGTTTCTAACATCTTAAAAGCTTGAACAGATTTTGGGGTGCTAACATCATCACCCTTTGAAATTGTAATGTATGTCGCCGCCGCGTGTTTAATCGCCGTAAGCTCTCTAATTTGCACGCCAATGTCGGTTGCAAAATCAATTGAACGCAAGTTCCTGTCACGGATCAAATAACCCCGCTCGACCAGGCGATCAATATATCCACCCACGTTTCCGACCGAGAGTTTAAAATGCGCGGCGATGCATCTATACGTTGGCATCACACCTTCAGTCTGCGCGTAGCCCTTAATGAAATCATAAATATTTTTTTGCTTATGGCTCAGTGGATATTTCATTCGCCATTTTCCTTCGCTTTTACGCTCAGTCTTTTAATCAATTTCGTATAGTACGTTTTGATTTCTTTATGCTGGTCGGGCTGTTCGACTTCAATTCTGCTAATGGTGTCATCGTTCGCCTTTTTATATTCCGCGCAGTCATGCCGCCGTGCGGTAAAAGTTTTTGCACCATTTGCATCAATCGAGCTTAGTGTCATTTCAAAATTGGCTCTCCAACCAGACACTGACGGAAAAGCATGTATGCCGGTTTCGCTGACTAATTCCCAATCGCGTGTCTCCTTGGATTCTTCTAATTCTAAGGGCTCAATCGCCTCAATCGCCTCAATCTCTGGGGCAAATGTAGTGTCCAAGGGGTTGGCTGGAGTAACATCTTTTATGCCTGGTTCTATGTGCATATCAGCGGCCTCTTCAGCCGTCACAACGCCCTTTAAAGCGTCTGGAAAAGCGTCTCTTATAGCGAAACCCCGCGCCCTCATGGCCAACATACGTTTCGGATAGTCCTTCCACGGCCCCATCTTCCCCCAAAGCCTGGCACGTTCAGCGTCTTTTTTTGAAAAGGTTCTAACCGTCGCAACTTCTTTACCGTTGACAACTCTGACGATCGTGCAGCTTGCCTCTTCACCTTCGATGCTCTCTTGATGACCGCCATATTGCGGGTGACCTGTGATTAAGCTGAGTGCGGCGTCACCGTACAGACTAGGTTTCCCGTTAATCACAGCAATACCGTTCAAGGCGGACATAGGCGGCAATCCCACTTCGGCACCCCACTGAACGGCAACTAAAATATCGCTGGGTTTACCCTGAAAGTTTTTTGGAACTAAGGACGAACTCGCAAGCATCTCTGAAAATTGAATGGCTTCATTCATATTGGTGGGGACAAGCATATTTTTATTCATTTGATTTCTTTCACGGTGATGGTTGATTGACGTGATGATGTTGCCGGTTTAGCCGGTATGATTTTCTCTGGTTGTGCTTTGTAATTCTTCATTGGCCATTTCACTGTGTAGCCAGGCACGTTTGCAATCGCATGGTTGCACATCTTTTTTTGGATATCGACCGTGATTAATGCCAAGGCTTCATTGGCTTGTTTAATCTCATCTTTAAGCAACAAATATTGCTCTAAAACCTTCGCGTTTTTTTCGTCCAAATCTACTGACGATTCAGCTTCTGCTAGCGGATAAATAAGAATTGCGTCAGACGTGTCATCAATCGAATACCAATCTAATGGAGCTGAATGAACCCGCCTGTCAAAATCAATGACGGCTTCTGTAATCGCTTTAACGGTGGGCTCATGGACTTCAAACAAAAAGATACGAAGGCAGATGCCTTGATATAAGACACCAATAGCCCCCCATTTATGCCCGGCACACATCATTTGCCCCTGCAACTGAAGCGGCCCACGCGCCAAATCTGGCTGATCTTCTGGCCGCACGGATGTAACTTTGCACTCCATTGCACCCTCACCACGAAGCACAATGCTCCCCGATTCGTTCATAACAAAAATGCCTTTGGACGCATCAGTCGAAATAATTTTTCCAGTGCCAAACCCGATCGCGTCAAGGCTTGCCTCAAGCGGGATGCTTTGATGAATTATCGCGTAATCAATATCTGGGTCATGCGCGATCCGCAGACGGTCAGCCATCTGCTTTAGAACGACAGGCTCAAGGGTGTTGCCCCAGTCCATTGCCTCGTTCCCTTCCCAGTGATTTTCCTCTCCGAGGTTAGCCTTGCAGACCTTCTCAAGAACAGAGTTGCGGCTGTCATATTTTGAATGACCCATTATTGCTGGCAAGATTGATGCGCTTGCCTTTTTGTTTGAAGTGACTTTACCTACCATTTTTTCCTCTTTTAATTATGTGTTGAGATAGCCCAGACGATTGCTTTTTTCCCACTGTCGTTCGAACGACGTTCGCCAGTATCGACAATTTCACCCATGGCTTTAAGTTCGCTAAATCGAGGCCGAATCGACAGTTTGTCGAGGCCCAAAAAAGCGGCAGTTTCGTCCGGCGTCATGTCGCCGTAATCGATTATGGCGTCGAGGCAGAGGCCTCTCAGGCGCGATGCTTTCGGCTGCATAGAAGCGGCGGCTTGGATGCTTGTTGAAACGTTGTATGTGCCAGGTGTTTCTGGATAAGGTTGTGCAAATAAATCTGGTTGCATTTCACAATACCCCCATCAACGCGGCGGCAATTATGACGGCTGCGAACAGGCCGAGCATGAACGCGGCAACGCACAAACTTTGGATGACAAACATGACCGGATTTATGTTGAGAGACGCAAAAAGGTTGGTGCGCCCGTTTTTATTGTTTAATGATATCAACGCCCCTTTTTTGGGGGTTAGTGCAGATAAGTTATTGATATTAAACGGAAATAGCAATCCTGCCGGGACCACCACTTCCTTTGTAAGCCATTGATATATATCGTTTTTTGTTAAGGTTAGTGCAAGCTTATTAAAGGTTAGTGCAAGGCTGTTCATTGTTTGTCCCTTCGTTAAAGTAATTATTAAACCTTTTTCTTATTCCCTTTGACCGCGTTATTGGCTAACCCGGCACGATTCGCATCCTCAGTATATTTTGTAACCTCGGTTAAAGTTCTATGGCCTGTCACCGCTTGGATTTCATGTGGCGACCGCCTGTTCTGTGCCATTCGCACGGCACCAGATTTTCTTAATCCATGAGCCGTACATTGTGGCAGACCGGCTTCAGTACACTTTCGCGAAAACCACGCTCCCCCAGTTCTAGCGTTGTATGGGGTTCTATTCTCTGTAAGTATAAGAGTGAGTTGGTTGTGTTGGATTAAACTTAGCTCTTTTTGCAATTCTGGATGCACAGGAATATCAATTATTTGGTCCGCGTCATCTGATTTTTGTGGATTAAATTGAATCCGACCTTTTTTTATGTGTTGCTTCCCCATCTTAACGGCATCCGAGATACGACAGGTTGTATAAAGCATAAGAGTTAAAGCTAGACGCTCGCGGGTTCCTGATGCGTAAACTTTTTGGAATGCCTCAATGTCTTCTTCTGTCCAAGCATAATGCCCTTTAGATTTTATTTTAAATTTCTTAATTCCTTTCGCTGGATTAACGGTAATCCATTTAAGATCAACTGCAATTTCAAACACAACAGCAAATCTTTTTAGCATATTGTTAGCGGCGCTTTTACGCTCCCCCATACTTGCTGCAATTTCTTTAAGATGCTGTTTTTCAAGACGCGACACCCTTTTGTGGCCGTGTTTGGCACGAAAGCGTTCTAAAATACTTCGGTAATTTGGTTTCGTGGTGTCTCGCAAGCCTACATATTCGGGTGATTTATAATATAACTCTATGATGCGTGAAACCGTGCCCGGCTCACTTGCTTTTTTTGAAGGAGACTTTACTTCCCCTTGGCCTAGCAATGCCGCCCTATACTCAGCTTTAAATTCTGGAGAGCCAATTGCAGACTTTAAATAGGTTGAATGTTTACGGTCATTAAAACGGACCCGCCATTTTCCGTGCCGGTCTTGAAAACGGTAGCAATAAAGTGGCAGTGGCTTTTTCATTCCTCATCCCATTCGTTTCGCATTTTTGGCTGTTCACTGCCATATGTTAATCTAATTGTCCCGTCAGCGCCAATTTCAGCCTGTCGGACTTCAAGACCTGCCTCAGAGCTTGCGGCAATTGCACGTTTTAGTTCTGTTTTACGAAATCCTTTTGCAATCGTCATATCTTGTCCCGTTCTTAATCCTGTTATTGTGAAAACGATTCTAAGCACGAATTGCTGGTGAACGTCAAATCAGCGTTGTCTCAAAAAAACACACATTGCTGTCTCAAAAATACACACTTTTACAACTTAATAGAAATTCGGTTTTCGTTGTGTTTTTGCTTCGCTGGTGACTTGAAAGCACCGGAGTTCAAACGGATTACCCCCGCTGCCAATCTGACCATTTCTGCCATCGACATTGTTTCGTTAGTATAAAAAATAAATCCATCGATTGTGTCTAAGCTCGGTTTATATTGGCAACCACTTTCTTCAATCAAAAGGCCAAGTTTTTGAGCTTCTTTCAACAGCTTACTAACAGACGCTCGGCTATATCCCAAATCCCGTGCCACCCCACTTGGACTCAATTTTGTGCGGCTAAAATGGGCGTTCATAACGGCCATTGACACCATTCTGTGTTTGCTTGTGAGGCACCAGAATTGATATGGGTCCGTCTTTAGTTGCTTTAGTTGCCTTTGTTGGTATTGACGTAGCTGATAGCTGGTTTGAGCCCACTGCGCGGCAATAATTGTTTGCCGTCTGTTTAATATCCGGATTCTCTCTTCCGTGTCTGAATCGTTCTTCATGTCGTTTATGTAATCTCTGTTCTCGATGTGCGTCGAATAGTCCATTTTTTTACTCACTTTTAATTATTTTTTGCGTATTTTTTGGATGAAATAAATTATTTTTATTCACTATTTGTGAACTTTTTCTGCTTTTTGCTGTCGAACTATAATTTTCTTCACCTGTTCTGGACCCCAATTTGTATTTCCTAAGGGGGTCAAAACTTGTCGAGACATAAGTTCGTCTGCCATTGCTCGTAATGTCACAATCCCCGAACGGCGAATTTCTTGAATAATTGGGTAAACTCTTTCCGCGTACTTGTCCGCTTGGTCTGTTCTCATAGCCCTGCCCAGCTTTAATCCGGCATCTGGATTGGGGTTGCCCAGCTTTTGACCCGCCGCTTTGACCGCGGCGAGTGCGTCTTTAGTACGGCGACTAAGGCGGTTATGCTCATGTTCTGCCATCTGGCAGATCAGCGATATCGTTTCATCGTTGGCCATGGGCAAATCAAGGGCCGCGAACTTAACTTTACTCTTCAAAAGTTTGTCTACAAAGCTCACGTCTTTGGCGAGATGCTCCAGTTTTGCCAAAAGCAAGGTTGCGCCTTTTTGAGTGCAGAGACTAATCGCCGCGACAAGCTGTGGGCGACGTGTTTTCCCCGCGCCCGTTTCCTTTTCCTTAAAGATGTCGAGAAGCTTCCAATCGCCGCCGTTAAGATACTTACGCACTGATTTCTCTTGCGTTATAAACTCGGTTTCGGCGTTAACCCCGTGGGCTCTGAGATAGGCCACATAATCGCCTGTGTGTTTTTCAGACATCACGGTGTCCCAGAGAAATAGCTAAAGGTTTTTTCGCCATTTTCCATGGCAAACAGGTTTCCTTTTGAACTTGCTGGGCGAGGCTTGACATTTTCCCAGACGTACAACGTGCCATGCGGCGTGTCGTAAGTTTCGCAATTTTTGCCTTTGGCAACTCCGGTTTTGAAGTCTTCAATGGCCGCACGGCTTTCGACGACTTCATCGGGCTCGCACACCCACGCTGTTTCACTGGCAAATGTGCCGCTGTTCCAAACGGCGGTGCAGTCGCAAAAATCTTGTTCATCCATCACTGATCAACTCCTAATTTTTCTTTCCATTCAGAAACAATTTCGGTTTTTGTTTTTTCTTTTTCGAGAGGAATGACTTCAACCGAAAGATAAACGCCGTTAGCTTCAAACTTTGATAATTCTGCCTTTGCGTCATCAGCATCTTCTTCTCTCATAAATGGGTATAACCATGTATCTCCATTGTCATCAATGACGCTTAAAATCACTTTAATCATCCTTCATCTCCCTTATTTTCTGAACTGTCTGCAAAAAACAAGCCCATAATTGCATGGGCTTCTTCTTGATAATCAGGATGAAGGTCTTGGTAATGGTCAGTGTGTAGCCATTCTTCAAGTGAGCAAGGCTCCGCGTTTGGACTATGTTTGTCCATAAAGGCTCTCGCCACTGAGTGCCACGTCACCTCATCGCCAATGACCTGTAAAACTTCATCAAAAGTATCAACTTCGGCTGTAAACAACCTATGGTCGCCGTAATCAACGGCGCGAAAGATATTAAATCTTAACTCTGTTTCAAAACCTTCTTCACGTTTTTGTGGATCACTATTAAGAATCATTACTTGGAACCCGTTATAAGTCCACGACGGGCAAACGTCGTTACCATAACTAATGTCGCTCCATCCAATCGGCATTTTTAAATCTTTAACACAATCTTTAAAATCTGAATTAACCCAACTTTCCATTGTCATCTTATTTCTCCTGTTCTGAAATTGTACCTCTTCACCTTACATAGCACTAATGGTATATATTTGTCAACTTGTTAAATAGCATGTGAGGATAATTAAATGAATAGAGCGTTGAGGCCTAAGAAATTACCTCTTTTTTTGAAGCTTGATCCAGAAGTTCTTGGCGATTTAAAACGCATCGCCGCAAGCGATGAAGTCACCATGACATCGATCGTTGAAAGTGCTTTGCACGATTATATGCCAAAAGAAATTGCTCGGATTGAATCTTCTGAAACGCCACAGGTTTGGTGGGCGAAACCATGAGTGACAGTAAAGATAGAGCCATGCAGATCGTCGGTTATAACAAGAACGGCGATCGGGAAAAGGATGACTTTTACGCGACGCCTGGTGAAGCCACAGTGTCTCTATTAAAGGCCGAAAAGTTTGAAGGGTCGATATACGAGCCATGTTGTGGAGAAGGCCATATTAGTAAGGTTTTAGAGGCACACGGCTATCGTGTTAAGTCTTCTGACCTTATTGATCGTGGATACGGAAAACCTCGCCAGGACTTCTTATTTGAGCGTCAGCAACACGCCAACATAGTCACCAACCCCCCATATAAAAACGCTCTCGATTTTGTCGAACAAGCGGTTGAGCTATCTAACTTGAAATGCGCCTTATTGCTGAAACTAAGCTTCCTTGAAGGCCAAAAGCGCAAGCTATTTTTTGAAGCTAGGCCACCATCTAGAATCCACGTTTTCTCTCAACGCCAAAGTTTAATGAAAAACGGTGAATCGTACACCGGGGGCATGATGGCACTCGCCTGGTTCGTCTGGGACAAAGAAGACAAGAGCGGAGAGGCAAAAGTCAGATGGCTATGAGATTTAACAAATTTGGGAATATTAAAACCGTCGTAGATGGCATCAAGTTCGACAGTAAAGCAGAAGCTCGGCGGTATACTGACCTTCGCACAATGCAATTTGCAAAGCAGATCACAGATTTGGAGATGCAGCCCCGCTACGACATCAAGATCGCCGGGAAATACATAGCTCATTACAAAGCTGATTTTCGCTATGTGAAAGACGGGTTAACGGTCGTTGAAGACGTTAAAGGCGTCAAGACCCCAATTTACAGGCTGAAAAAAAAGCTGGTGGAAGCTTTGTATCCGGGCGTCAAAATTGTGGAGGTCAAATGAACAAAGAAATTGAAGCCGTAAAAAAAATACAAGCTGGCTATAAACCTAGCTTGTCATTCAGTAAGCCGATTGACGGGGCAAAACTGCGTGTTTTGTCACTAGGCGCTGGCGTTCAATCGTCGGTGTTGGCGTTGATGGCGGCAAGAGGAGAGATTGGGCCACGCATACATTGTGCTATTTTTGCTGACACACAATGGGAGCCAAAAGAAGTTTATACGCATTTAGATTGGCTAGAAGGAATTGTAAGTAACCCACTACGTGTTGATTTCCCTTTTCCTATTTATCGCGTAACGGCAGGGAACATTTATGAAAATTCATTAAATTTTACTAATGTACACGGAAACAAAAATTTACCTCTTCCTGTTTTTAATAAAGACATTAAAGGTCGGCATGGGATGGGGGGGCGACACTGCACAAGCATTTATAAAATTGACCCAATAAAACGCGAAATAAGAAGGCTGCTTGGAGTAGGTAGAGGCCAAAAAGTTACAAAAGGAATTAAGGTAGAGCAATGGTTAGGAATAAGCACTGATGAAAAACAAAGATTAAAAAAAGCAAAAGAAGGATGGCTCCATAACCGTTGGCCTTTAATTGAAAATAGTATGTCGAGACAAGACTGTTTTTCGTGGTGGGATAAAAATTATCCAGATAGAAATTTAGCAAAATCAGCTTGTGTCGGGTGTCCTTATAGAACGAATGACCAATGGAGAGACATAAAAAATAATGATCCTAATTCATTTGCTCAAGCTGTTCATTTAGACGAAACAATCCGTAAAAACGCTTTAACTCCAGACCTAGAATTGTTTTTGCATAGCAGCCGAAAACCTTTGGAAGAAGTTGATTTTTCAAATGCCGCAGACAAAGGACAAGTTGAGTTTGGATTCTTAGAAGAGTGCGAAGGGATGTGCGGCGTATGACAGACATATTCCATAAAGCTCTAGACACCCGGCAACGGCGTTGGTGGCGAATACCTATCTTGGAGATGAAGTAATGTGCAACATATGCCACGGCACCGCGATGATCAGCCGCCCACGTCGAGAAATTACAGGCAACCAAATCGACGATGAAACTAAGCTCATAATAATTGGCGGAATCGACGCCTGTTGGAAATGTGCCGAAAAAGCGGAAGCTGAATTTCAAGGGGTGAAAGATGTTTAAAAAGGATGATGCCGGGAAGTTACGCGAAAGCTTAATGTGCGAAGATTTTGTTGACCAAATGATCCGCGTTTTGGAGCATGGAGCCGTTCGATATGGCGAGTGGAACTGGTTAAAGGGTGGCGATTGGACGCGCTTCAGCAACGCAAATGCGAGGCATACGAAGGCATGGAAAAACTTCGAAAAGGTCGATCAGGATAGTGGGATTAACCACCTGGCACACGCGGCGGTCAATTTGATGTTTTTGTACTGCTTTGAGGCCAACCAAATAGGCAACGACGATCGACCAGGCAATCAACTGCAAAAGGTTGCTCCACAGGGGTCAAAGCCGTTGCCTGGGGAACATGACGCAGCCTATCGGGTGGCGTGGCTCAAACGACGCATATTAACCATGGAAATGGATGACACTACTGGCCACTCGATGAACGGCCCTTATTTTACTGAGCTAGGCGCTTTAAAGACAGAGTTATGGGGGTTGGAGAAATGACGATCGAAGTGACGTTAACGTGGGTTGAGCTTTGGCAAGCAGCCTTATGCGGATGCACCAGGCGCATCTCATCAATGCGTGACGGGCTTAAAAAAGACAATAATACAATCGGTCGTAGCAACTGGGCGACAGATATCGATGGCGCTGCCGCCGAATTGGCTTACGCGAAATCGACCGGCCAATATTGGTCTGCAAGCCTTAACTCATTCAAAGCCCCAGACGTTGGCGATGTGCAAATCCGCTCCACAAATCACCCTAGTGGTCACCTTATTGTGCGACAAAATGACGCCGAAAATGAGAATTATGTTCTCGTAATATGCCAAGGGTCAAACTTTAAGGTTAAGGGATGGATGTTAGGATCAGAGGCTAAAGATGACACCTTTTGGAAAGACGGGCACCACGGCGAAACAGGTGCCTGGTGGGTGCCTCAAGCGTCTCTCAAGCCAATGAAAGAGATGGTGATATAGCATGGCAACATATCCATCATTGCCCCTGTGGACCGACGCCTATTTAGGCGACACCATGCACCTAACATTAGAAGAACATGGAGCCTATTTGAAGCTTTTGATGATCATTTGGCGGACACAAAATTGCTCAATTCCAGACGACGATAGACGTATCGCAACAATGCTAAATGTGACTTATAAAAAGTGGATTTCGAAGCTAAAACCAAGCCTAATTGAGTTTTTTATGTTAGACGAAAATGGTCACTTAACGCAGAAAAAGTTACTAAAAGTTCGAAAAAACGTTGAGGGTTTCCGCTTGAAGCAATCGACGAACGCACAGGCTAGGTGGTTGAAAACAAACAAAACTAGTAATGCCATGGGAGTGCCAAAGCTATGCCAGACGGATGCTAACCATAACCATAACCATATAGAAGAAGTAAGTATAACCCCCTTATCCCCCTTGAAAGGGGGAGAGATCAAAGCCGTTAAAAAACGAAAAAAGAAATCCAATATGCCAGAAAATTGGACCCCAAACATCCACGCTAAAACGGTAGCACTGAACGAAGGATTTGATGATGACGAACGACGAATTATTTTGCAGCAATTTACCGATTACGCAGCCAGTAGCGGAAAGCAATATGCCGACTGGGATTCAGCCTTCTACAATTGGATCAGGTCGGGCATCACGCGAAATGACGTTAGTCAGCGACGGCGAGCAAATGGGAAGGCGGGAAGTGGAAAAGCACCTGGAAGCATCGTTGCCTCAGTCAATCGTTTCATCGATCAAGCCGGTTCTTAGTTCAGATTATGATTTGCTTGCATTTACGATCGAAGGACCGGTTGCAGTTGATGACATCCAAGCGGCGATTGAAACCATCGAAGAGTTTAGCCAACCCGCGTCCGCCCGTGAAATCGGCGAATTGATTGCGATGGTCTACGCGATGACGGCTCAAAGAAATCAAGATCAGATAACGATGGATTTGGCGATCACCAGCTTTGGCCGGAAGCTGATGGAATACCCGGCAGATGTGGTTCGTGAGACGATGACGAAATGGCCGGACAAATCGACGTGGTTCCCAGCCTGGCACGACCTCAAGGTCGAGCTAGATTGGCGAAATAACAGGGCAAAAATGAGGTCAGCCTTGGAGAAAAAACTAATGGACCTCAACAAATTGAACACAATAAGGAAATTTTAAAATGGCAGATCGTTACGAATTGAAGACAGCGAGATCAGGCACTGATGGCAAAACCTACTGGACCAAAATTGGGGTGATGTTTCCCAATAAATCGGGCAAAGACAGCTTCAATTTGATATTTGAAGCGTTACCAATCCCAGCCATGAGCGACAGTGGGCAAGTAGAAGTTCGCGTGATGGCCATGGAACCGTTTAAGGATGATCAGCAACCACAGCGACCGGCAACGGCTAGTGCGGTGCAATTGGACGATGACGTTCCATTCTGATGGCGAAGAAAAAGCTCAAGGTTGAGAAATTAAGGGCGGACAGAGGGACGTTCGAAGCGTTGAAGCACGGCTCATACGTTGAGATTGAAACGAGTGTTGCCGGGCTTAAAGCGTTACGCAACGTCACCGCTGATCCGCTGTCAACGTACCTCAAACGCAAACAAGTCACGTCGCCTCAGTACCAAGCGGGGCATCTGTTTGGTGAGCATTACGACCGGGCTCAGATGGGGCCGAGATACGCCATGATGCAGATCAGCGCAGACAAGCAGGGCGCAAGCACGATTGGCGCACAGGAAGGCATGGTCAGAGCGAGAGGTGAGGTTCTGGCGGCATTGAAGTTCATTGGCAAGCCACTAAGCCTGGTGGTTGAACACGTTATTGGCCACGGCTTAACTGCCGGTACTTGGGATGGCGTTAAGCACAGCAAAAGGTCATCAGAGGATGGATTAGCTGCCTTACGGTTGGGATTAGAAGGGCTGAAGGATTACTACCGGATGTAGTTGATTACACGCTCTCAAAGGGAAAAACGCTAATAGGGTTTATATATTAGCTAATGTTCCCGAACCGTCCTACTTCACGCGAGCCCATGTCGATGTTAAAGATTTACCACTGTGAGGTTTTGTCCCTCAGTTTCTCTCCCTTTTTTCCCTCGACCGTCGTTGGCCCTCATCCAGTCAATGGCGGTCACCCCTTTGGAGTATCGCACAACATGGGCTTACGTGGACCGAAATCTATGTACTCAAAAAAGATAGCGGACCAGATCATTGCTGGTATGCGCGATGGAAGGTTTATGGGCGATGTCGCTGGTGAGCTTGGGTTCACTGTGAGGGTCGTCAACAAGTGGAAACACGCACATGAAGATTTTGCCGATCGATTGCTGAAATCAAGAGCCGATGGTGTGTATTCAGCACTAGACACAGCCAAAGAAAACTTGATCAATGCAACCAACCGAGATGAGATTTTAAAGGCCAAGGAGATGCTTAATCAGATCAGGTGGGAAGCAGAGAAGCTTGTCGCCGCGTTCCAGCCTGTGGTCAAGTCTGAGGTCAAGCATGAGGGTCCACAGATAGCTGTGATAAGGTGGGAAGATGCGGGAGATGTCGCGTTGGACGCAGAACAAACCGTTCCTGTTCGCGCAGGAGCCAAAACAACCCAGAAACCAAGGAAAAGTGGACTACACAAGGCCGATGTGAAACCCCAAGGGACGAAGGCTATTCACTGAGGTCAGACACAAGATGTAGTAATTTGAGCCTAAATGTAGGGGCTCATCAATCGCAATCCAGCTAAGTCATTGATCTAGAACGAAACACAATTTTCCATAATAAAGATTATGAATTACTCTGTTCTTGTGTACAATCTTTTAGACACAGAAACGGACCCCCCCTTTTGAAACCGACCCCCGCCGAAATCGGGGTAGGGCGAGGAAAGACGGTACTGGACTTTCACCCATCTCACACAGGATTTGACACAAACAATGGCGGCAAAGAAGAAGGCCCCCCCTCCCAAAGAAATTGAGATAACGATCCCGTATACCCCTCGACCATTGCAGAGGGAATTTCACAATAACGCCAAGCGTTGGAACGTCGCTGTATGTCATCGCCGCTTCGGTAAGACGTGTATGGCATTGAACGAATTAATCCGGCGCATCTTGATGTGTCCACATAAGAACCCGACAGGCGTCTACCTGGCCCCCACTTTTTCGCAAGCTGAGAAAGTGGCATGGACTTATTTGATGGACTACACGCGGCCTATACCGGACGTGAAGTACAACCTGGCTAAACTAAGATGCTCGTTCCCGCTACCAGGAAGAGGGACCGCTACCATCCACCTGTTGTCCGGCTCTAACGATGCCGGTGAACAGATACGGGGCATGGCACTTGATTTTGTTATTCTCGATGAGGTTGCTGATCTACCTGAGAAGTTGTTCCCGACCATTATTCGTCCGGCGTTGGCTGACAGGAATGGTGGCGCACTTTGGATTGGCACGCCAAAAAATGAAGGCCCGTTTTTCGATATTTTTAATAAGGCTAAAACCCAGGTCGAGGATGGTGACACGTCTTGGTATTACTGTTTATTCCGAGCTGATGAAACGGGCGTCCTTGATGAAGATGAGATTGAGGAAATGCGGTTACAGCTTTCCGATAATCAGTTCAGGCAGGAGATGCTCTGCGATTGGGGCGCACATATTACCGGCGCTTATTACGCTGAGTATTTGGAAAAGGCTGAAGAACAGGGCCGGGTGGGCAATGTGCCGCATGACAGTGGCTTGCCGGTCCATACGTCTTGGGATTTAGGTGTATCAGACAACACCAGCATCATCTTCTTTCAGGATTTTCATGGCCAGGTGCGAGTTATCGATGCCTATCAGAACTCTGGGCTCGGCTTAGACCATTATGCCAATGTTCTCACCCGTAAGATGGTTGAGGATGGCTTCACATACGGCGATCATTATCTACCCCATGACAGCAAGTCGAGACGCCTCGGTGCCATTGTAAGCACCCCCTACGATATTCTGAGGGAGTTCGGATTTTTAGGCACGGTCGTCCCGATCGAGAAGGTCGCTAATGGGATTGAGAGTGTTCGTAACTTATTGCCGCATTGTTGGTTCGACGCGGTCAACTGTGCCGAGCTTCTGAAGGCGTTAAAGCATTACCGAGTAAAAGAGAGTTCGGGTCTACCCCTGCACGACGAATACTCACATTTTGCCGATTCCATGCGTTATCTGGCGACAGGAAGAAGTGGCATGGCCGGTGGTGGATTTCACCGTTCTAATTGGGATACCCCCATCGAATATCAAAAAAACGGAGCTATTTAATGCGAACGTTAAATGTTGGAAATGCCCAAGAGATGGCGAACTTTTGCCGGAGCCTGGCTGGTTCTGACCGGCTAAATTATAAGATTGGAGCGGTGACCGATAGTGGCATGGCGGATGTCCACGTTGAGGGCAAAGATATAACCCTTGTGTTCCATACCAAGGCTCAAGAGGCGCAATCTATTGAAGACGCTGCCCCTAAACGCCGTGGACGACCTAAGAAGGCCGCTGAATAGTCATATTAGTGTCGCAACGCTTAAAAAAATAGGAAAACCACTTTGGGTTTACTAGACACCAACCCGTTTATGGCTATGAAGAAGGCTGGGTTAAACATCCCAGAGTGGATGTATGCCCCAGACGTTTCCCTGCCGACCGCTGCGGGGATGTTGCCTGGCGCTGGTTTGCATGACGGCGCTCAAATGGGCGGTCAAATGGTCCAACAACGCAAAGCTGGAAATTACGGTAATGCGGCAATGTATGGTCTAGGCGCAATGGGCATGGGCGCGTCAGAGGTGCTTCCTGGCATCCTAGGCGCAACGGCTCGGAAAGGCATTAAAACAGGCTTAAACGGTCTTTTAGACTATAATAGTGGGCCACAGATACCCAAGGAATTATACGAACGTATAGACGCCGCCAATTCAAAGAAACGGAGCCGCTGGTCGCCTGATGGGGAAGCAAAGACGGCGTACAACGATATTGAGGCGACGAGGCAGACGCGCAGAGATGCAGCACCTACAAGATTAGACCCATTAGAACTTGCAAGCCGAAATAGGGATTTAAGGTTAAATCGAATACGAGCAACCCGAAAAGCAGACGCGGCGATTGACCCAGCTTGGAACGCGGCTTTTGCCAAGAAAGTGCGGCAAGACATTGTCGGCGGCTTTTCAAGCTCATCATCAATCAACAAAGCTAATATGGAATCTGTGCCGAGACTTTTAAGGAAAGAAGGCTGGACGATGCGCCACGGGTCAACGGGCCGTGATGGGCGGAAATCTAGCCGTTATGTTGTCTCTCCTGATGGGAAATATGAGGTTAGACTCTCAGACCACGAATTGCCGGATACAGCGCAGCGCAGAGATGCACAAAGTCAATACGGCACTAGATGGAATGATGAAATTATTTTAAGCGGCAATGATAGTCCGCAAGATATAATTACAGAAATTAAGAATCTTTACCAAGAGGGTATAGAGTAACCCCGCCGGACCTGCTCGGGTATCAGGGCCGGAGCCTTTCGTTTACCAAGTATGCCAATCCGACAATGCGAACATTGAGGGGCATGGCTACAACGCCAGAGGTACCAAACGGGGTCTATCTATATTAGGCAAATAATACATTAATTGTAAATAAGAATTTTAAAAAATATGGAATACATCAGCTAATGGGCCTTCTCGACCGCATTAACCAGACTTACGCAGATGGCGGCTTCCCAGCTTTATGGGATAAAGAAGTGTTGCCACCAGTGCGCGGGTACGTGAACTCACGCATGGCGCAACCAGGCCTCTTCGAATCAGATGCTAAAGGTGTAACCGATTGGGTTGTTGATCAGTATGTGAACAAAGACGGCTCTATTAAAAAAGAGGCCCTCCTCACAGATGCGGCGCTATCTGGTTGGGGAAAAATGAGCTTGTTAGGCGCTGGCCTTGGCGGCGTAATTAAGAAGGCTGGGAAGTCAAATACCGATAGAGCCGCAAGCGTTATTAATAGAGCGGACAATTACCAGCTACCGCCTATCGGTCATAACGGTGGCCCTACGATTTATTCAGACCCCGGCGCGGGGCGTCTGCCATCGGGTGAAATGCACCCAGACATTAGACGTTTATTAGAGCAACAAGGCCACCTCGAAAGCGGCAGCGCACCAATTGGCGCACGGGGGCAAAAACTTGGTGTTCCAACGCCGTTTTCTAAAAATTTAAAGGTTGAAGAAGATTATTTGCGGGAGTTAGACCGAGGCTTAATATCCACACCAAGCCCAGATTTAGCCCCACAAAAATGGATCACGCCTGAAGATTTAGAAGGCAAGACAGCATTGGGTATTTGGGGCGATAGAACAGGTGTGGCTGACATTACACAGGTCGGCGGCGTTCCTATTGACCCATATTCAACAGGTGGCGGCATGAATTACACAAGAGACATGCTGACCGGGGATTGGGCTTCTGGCGAGGGTGCTATCGGCGGATTGTTGACCCACATTAATAAATTAAAAGATGACGGTCACGATGTGGTTGGTGGTTTCGCCCCATATGCTGGTACAGGCAGCGATTATTCGACACAGACTATCGATATGTTTTATAGGATTAACGACACTGGCAGACCTATGTCACGTAAAGTGAAAAAGGTTATCAGGGATAGCATCAACGAAAAAGTTGCAAAAGAGAATGCCACAAAGAAGAAGGGTTCTTCAAAACTACCTAAGTTCCCAGATATTAATTCTGAAGAAGCCAAGCAGTATTTTAAAGATTACCCATCAGCCCGTAAATATTTTATTGAGACAATCGATAATTCTAAATTTAGAGAAATGGAAACGGCACCTGACGCGGTGAAGATTCGCCACGCGATTACAGACCCAGACTTAAAAGATAATATACGTGGCTCTGTCGACCCATTAGTGGGGCAGTCGTTTGTTGACTTATCTGGTGACGCCATTGTTAGACGCTCCGACACATTGCCTAAAAGCCACGAAACATATTCACATGATGTGAAGTTTGGCGCTGACAGCCCAACGGATGTAGGGGCTGAAAATTACATGGGTGGTTGGGACGTTCCGCAACCTATGTCGAAAGTATATTCGGATTGGGTTGACCCACGTAGGGCGGCTGGAATCCCAGCACACCAAGACGTGTACGAAATTAGAAAATCTCCCGGCGTTGCCGCTCAGAAATTCACGCCAAAAGTTGTGGATAATTTAATGAAGGGCAGAGAAGACCGCATTAGATACGGCCTTCTCGACGGCTTCTCTAACCGTCGATAGGGTCGACAAACGATTCGATATCTTTAATTAGTTCACCGAGTAGTATTTGGCTCTCGGTTTTATGAGGTGGAATTTCAAAATCTGGTGGCCCTCCGTAGGCTTCCATTTCGTGAATTTCCCAAAAACGTTCAATCAGTTCGTGATGGAATAGGTCAAAATCAGACTTCGTTTTGCGTTGGAACATTGCTTCGTCGATATCGCGT